TTATGTACTATATAATTTGATGACTGTGGTCTATTTACATCTAAAGTACGTTGTTCATCTCTTTCTGCAACGCTATTTCTTTTTAGCATGATCATTGGAGATTGAAGCATTCCTTTTTCGTCACGTAAATATCCCAATCGCCGTACATTGTCCCATTTTTCTCCATTTGCATATATTACTGGTACTGTTAATAATGTTCCATTAGTATTTATTTGTGGTTGTATTTCATTATCAATATACCATTTAATTGCAAAATCAACATCATATAATGTTCGTTGTTTTGTTTTTACAACATCATCATCTCGTCGAGTTTGTAATGCTCTGTTTAATATTAAATCAGGAGTTAATCCTTCCGTTTGTTTTGGATCGGGTTTATTTGTTTTGCGGTCAATATTTTGTCTGTTTAATCTAGGCATCGTTATCCTTTATAAGAAAATGACTCGTTTGTTCCGCCTCGTCTTAAGTTTGTAATGCCGGCAGGTGTTTGTCTTGTTGCGTGTGCATCACATGTAATTGATACACTATATCCATGAGTATCGCCATTTGGCCATGTTTCTGGATTCTTACCTGCAAAATATTGATTTGCATCTACATTATCTAGTTCATAATATTCATTATCCCAAAAAACAATGTCCCCAATTTCTGGATATACATCTGCCCGCTCAGCTAAATCTCTGGATATACCAAATTGAATTGTACGAGTATATGTTTGACCATAATCATCCATTGTTGATGTTTTTGCTTCTTTAGTTATAATGCATGGCAATAACACTGAATCATAATATGATTTAGAATCTGATTCGCCGTACATATTAGAATTAGTTGCTTCTACAATTAATTTAAAAAATTCAATTTCAGTATCAATTATGTTGTTGATTAATTCGCGATTAATTGATGCTAAAAATTTTGCGTCTCGTTGAGTACCAAATAATGCCATTATTTTCTCCGTTATCCAACATATATTTTTAATGGAGTTTTACCAAGTATTTCCATCATTTGTGTTGCTTCGACATTTTGTCGTGTTATCATTTGTTCACGCGTCATTTTTTCTAGAAATTCTCTTAGTTGAGTTATCAATTCGCCTTTTTCAGTTTGACCTTGAGACATTAAATCCGAACCATTTAGTGTTACGTCACCATTTGGTATTGGTACTGACGAATATTTACTTCGTACTTGTCCTAGCATTTCTTTAGCTAATGCCAAACCATATCTAATAATCCACGCACGCCCCATATCATTAACTCTACTGTATGTTTGATATGTATATGGTATATTTGATGCGTCCGTAATAACACCTCGCATAAGTGCTGTATTACCAAATAATACGGCTTCATTTGTTACTTGTGTGTCAAATATAAACTCAACCCATACTTTATTGTAAAATGGATTTGCTACTGAACTACCGGTACCGGATGATGGAACTGGCCAGAATTTAATATCATCTCCATGTATTTCAAAAGTAAAATGAGACTTGCGAACCATGTCATTAAATTCAATTGCTTGCAGTCTCAATAAATCTGCATGTAATGGCATCATCATGAAACTAACTGATGGTGTCATTCCACCAAAACCAAAACTATCTAACATGTTTTGTGATCCTAATCCAGTTCCAACAAATGGATCAAAATATCTAGCAATTGCTGGTGGTGGATTATGAAGTACTCGTTTAACTTCAATTGAACTAGTAGTTAATACAATACCCAACGATTTAGATATAGCTGTTTTTAAACTATATGTTTGTTGACCAGGTATCATATCAATTTGTAATTTTTGCCATGGTATTGTTCCGCCACTATCTGCTTCAGTACCATATGCTTTTGATAATTTTGTAATATACCCAAATGAATTACCAATTAATGCATCAGTAAAACTAGTTCCAGTCAAAAAGTTAGATCCGGTTTGAATTCCTAAGGTGCTATATAAATTGTTAACAATGTTAACTTGATTAACTTGATTTGAATATTCAATTACTGCTGATTCGAATGCTGTATAAAAATTTATGTCTTGCAATTCTATAGACATTATAGGATATCCTAATATCTGTGCAGCTTGTTTTGCAAATTTATCAGCATGACTTTGAAATACAGTGTCGGAATCAAAAAATCCAAAAGGCGTAGATCCCGTAGTAAATGATGAACTGCCTGGCCAAATTGGCCGATTCTCACTATAATCCATGGTTCTGTTTCCTTTTTATATAAATATCAATACTTTTCATTTAGTAGAGCCAGAATTTCATTTAGCGCTACGTGTCGGTGATTATCTGTTAAAATAATTTCATTTACAAATTGCGATGGTTTTAATTTAGGTACATCGTGTACTGCTGAATCATTATTAAATTTTAAATCTACTTGATATCTATCACCCGTTAAAATCATGATACTATCTTTACCTAATCTAGATAACACCATTTGCAACTGTTGTTTTGTTAAATTTTGGAATTCATCAACTATGCAAATTGCATTATCAAATGTTCTTCCTCGGAAGTGAGCTAATGATACTAGTTCAATGCTTTCTTCCTTTTCCATTTTATCTAGCACTTCCGGTTTATTATAAACTTTACGCATATTGCTACGAATCGGAACTAGCCATGGATCCATTTTTTCTTGCAATGATCCTGGTAAGAATCCATTATCTTCATTTGATACCGTTGGTCGAGTCATGATAATTTTATCAATTCGTCGTTTAAAAAACATATCTAATGCAATTTGAACTGCTAGCAATGTTTTGCCAGATCCAGCTTTTCCTAGTATAAAATTAAATGGTGTTGCTATAATTTTTGCTTTTGCTTGTTTTTGTTCTTCTGATAATGTTACTGAAAATTTAATTTCAGTTTTTGGTGGAGTTTTATCCGAATTAGGTATTGCCATAATATAACTTTTATTTTAAAATAATTTTGTAAGTGTTGATTCTCGAAGTGTCATATCGTGTAATGTTTCAATTTTACCCATACATATTTTACGAATTGCATAAAATGTATCTCTAGGTGGATATGGTGTCATGACTTTAATTTTAATCAATTCTTTTTCTGGTCCTAGATCCTGTTCAATATGAACCATTAGTACTAGGCGAATTGCTCGTATACGATCTAATACATCGATTAATCGACCCGTATATCGTATTTCTACAAACATTTCATATTTTACGCGTGGAACTGCCATATTATTCTTTTTATATAAATATTCGGACAGTAAAAAAGGGGAGCCTAAACTCCCCTTTAACTTTAATTTGTTAAATGTTTAATTTATTAACTGGATGTTAACTATTAAAGTGTACTTAAACCATGTACATATACTTTTCCGTAAAATTCTGGACGAACTACTTTCTTCGCGTAACGTGTCATAACACCTTTACGTGGAGTGAAGTTAACTGGATCATATACTAATGGAGTCATGATAAGTGGAATATAAGGACTAAATACAGCTCCTGTTTCTAAGAATTGTGTTCCTCTGAATCCCATTAGGATTATATTTTCTTTCATGTATGGGTTTTTGTATACAGTGTATCGGTTATTGATTGCACCAATTTTTTGTACACCTGCCGCAAATTCCATTTTAGTACCATCTGTATCAGCTGCAAATCCTGGGATTGACTCTAATACTGTTGCTACTGACGGACTTGTTACAAGGAAGTTTGCACCACCTCTTAAAGTCTTCTGGTGAATTTTATTAGATACTTTTTGAAGTTTGGTACCTAAAGTTTGGAACCAACCACCTTGTGTATTATAAAAACCATCACCTGCTAATGGCGAAGCAGATCCTGCTGATGTTTGTGCAAATCCAGTTCCTGTCCATACGTTGTTGTTTAATGCTGACCAATACTCAGTAGTTGGTGCTGCAGAAATTAACATATCAAGAATTTCTAAATCAATTTCCATGGATACATATTCAGACAACATTGAAGTCAATTCAGCTTCAGCATCAATTGAATGGTATGCATTTAAATCTTGAGCAAATTCTGGAGTCCAAACTGCTTTCAACTTACGAGTCTTAGCAACGATTGGTTCTGATTGCATTTCCAAGTTAATTTCTGGAATGTCGATATCAGCATTATATCCGTTAGCATAAGTTAACTTGTCTTCAAAGTCACCTCTAGTTGTATCTGTTGGTTGTTTGCTGTACTCTAATTTAAAATTATTAGCAGTAATTGCTAATTGAATTGCAGTTGCTTGTGTGGTTGTTACAACAAATGATGCAGTGTAATTGCTATCAATTGTAGAGAATGCTTGAACTGGAACGATTTCAGTTGCAGCAGATCCTGATGTAAATGCAAATGAACGAACTGCATATAAATCTGCATCTGTTGGCACATTAACTGTTAACATTTTGTAAGAAGCCGATCCTGAATATGTTGAGTCAGCATTAACTTGTACCGTTGTTGGTTGAGAACCAGTTGCTGCTGTTACCAATGATGCTGTTTCGTTAAGTGAATAACCAAAACGACCTGCACCATATAAACCACCTGATGGATCGCCTGATGTAGTTGTAACACCAAACATAGAGTCATCAGCGTTAGGAGAACCAAATGGATCACCTGTTCTGTTTAAATTGTCATTATCAAATCCAGGTTGAGCTGTACCATATTTAAAGTCTAAATAAAATATAAGACCTGATGGCAAGTTCATTGGTTGAACTGATACAAATTCTTTCGCTGCAAATTCAGCAAAAATTCTTCTTACTAATGGAAGAGCAACGCCAGCCCATTCTTCAGATCCAGCTGCAACACCTGTAGATGATGCTTCTTTCACTAGTTGTCTTGCTTGATTTTCAAGCAATTGAGCCATACCGGCTCTTTCTGTTTCGGTTTTTATACCTTCTAATAAACCGGTTCTTTCCCACTTAGAAGCTAACGCTTTAGCGTTGTTTCTTTGTACGAAATCATTGGTTTGTAATAAATTTGAAATACTCATTTCTTTTTTCCTTTGTTTTTGTTTTTGTTGTTTACAATAATCCTGCTAATTTTTTCCAACGGTTTGCTAATTCAAAACCTTCTGTTAAAACTTGTGTTGTTTGTCTTGAAGGTGCGGTTGTTCTCGTTGGACGAGATGCTGCAGATTCTTTAACTACACGTTTCTTGGTTGTAGGTCTTTTAAATGATTCAGCTAATGTTGTAAATACTAATTTAACTTCTCTTGGATTACCAGCTCTATCAAAGTTTTCAATTACTTTCATTTTTTGATTTTCTGATAATTCAAAGTTTCTAAATAATTTGTTTGTGTAAAGAAGTTTTGCATTTAAAAGATTAACTTCATTGATAATACTTTTTAATTGCTTAACGGTACGATATGCTTCTTCAAGCTCTTCGCCTTGTTGCATTATCGTATCTTCCATCTCTGCCACAACTTCTGGTTCTACTGGTTCTGTAGCCATTGCCTCTTCGTCATTTTCACGAAGAATTGCTTCAATGATTTCGTTGATGTCATCGTCTTCTTCTTCGTCTTCATAATACATACCTTCTGCTGCAATTGCTTCAATGTCGTCTTCTTCTTCAGATGGCATATCGCCTTCTAACTCACGAATGATTTCTTGAAGATCTAATTCATCAGCATCATTATACATTCTTCCTTCGTTGTACTCAGCGCCCATTTCGTCGTCGGATGCTGGCATTTCGTTGTCAGCTGCTGGCATTTCTTCTGGCATTTCGTCTTCGTCACTACCCATTCCAATTTTAAAGTCATAATCATTTCCACCTACTGATGCAGATAAACTATCGTCTGTCCAATTAAAATCGTCGCCACCTTCTGGCATTTCTTCGTTTCCTGCGTCCATACCATCAACTGGTTCTTCTGCAGGCATTTCTTCTTCATCACCTTCCATTTCGTGTACCATGCTAGTTGCTAGCATATTTTCAAAACGAGGCATGAATGCTTCTTGTAAAGCAATCTTTGCATTTGCTAGAGCTGTTTCTTTTACTGCTTTTGCATCGGCGATCGCTTCTTTTAGCAAATCTGATTTTGCCATAGTTGTTCTCCCTAAATTGTTTTTTGGAAATAAGATTATTTGAAATCTTAATAGAATATTTTAGTTATAGACACTATATAGAATAATAGCGTATTTACAATAAATATAGGTATGATTGAAAAACCAGTAAAAAAGTCCTAACTTTTTTTGCTAGGACTTATTAACTATATTATATATGTATTAAATTGAATGTTTATCTCGAACTTTTTGTATAAACTTTGCAGCAATTAATTGTTTTCTTTTTATTACACTTGGTTTGATAAATTCTTTACGGGCTTTAGTTTGTTCTAGAACTTCTGAATTTTTAATTTTTCGTTTCCATACTTTTAATGCAAATGCTAAATCTTCACGCGCGGTACCTACTACATTAACTGCTAATGCATTACCCGGGACAATTGTTTGATGTTGTTTTTGTTTTTTATTCATATAACTGTTTTAAATGTTTCTTTGTGGATTACGTGTTGGTGTTGGTGTTGTCGGTGTTGTTGGCTGACTAGATTGTTGTTCTCCGCGAACATGAAATCTAAAATGTTTAAGTTCTGGTTTTTGTGCTAAATATCCTTGTAGCTTTTGAGACTCTAATGCAGGGTCTTCACCTAATCTATAATAGATATAGCCAATTCGGCCTGTTTTAGATAACATGCTTTTAATAATAGTAAACCCTTTTTTTTCAGACCATTGTCGAATTTCATCTAAAACACTTTGTGCGGTTTGTGGATCTCGAACTACATATTCGATACCGCCTCGATAATCTGTTAAATTATTAACAAGCTGAGCTTCAGCTATTTCAGTTTCACTAACAAATGCCGCTTTTAATGCGTTAACGTTTGTCGTTAACTCTTTTACTCCTGAATTTGTAGCTGCTATTGTTTTTGGATCGACAGCTGCACTGTTCATGGCCTCAGTAAGTTTATATCCGAAAAATTGCTTGTATAATTTTTTAATGTTACTCATCATTTACCTATATATTATAATAATATTTTTTCAAATATCCAAATTAATTAACATCAAAATATTTACTTAAATGTTGTCCAATGTTTTCATAACACATTGACATACGCTGTTGTGCTTCTTTTAGTTCTCGTGCTGATTGTTCAAAGTCTCTGTAATCTTCAAACATTCTTTTACTAATTTTTTTCATGCCAACAAGATTGTTATCCGTATCACTCTCAGTCATAATACGATCTGCACGATCAACAATATTTTTAACTCGTTCAACAATTTCTTCTAAATCGTTTCTACCATATATTGATTCACCTAATGCTGAAAAATTTGCTACTTCTTCATGAAATTGCTGTTTTTCGTCGCGATTCATTGGTTTTGGTTGGTCTTCTAAAATAGTTTCTAGAATGAATTTTAAATTTGGAGTTCTCATAGTTATATCCTACATTTGCCATCATCACATAAAATAGATGTAATAATGCTGTTTACTTTATTATATTTGTTATTGGTGGTTTGTTTATTCGTCGATTCGTTCATATGCGTAGGACGCATAAAAGCCCCTTGTGTAGATGGATTAGATACAAAGTCCCAACATATTAATTCAAAGTCTTCTTGTACTTCTACTACACCCTCACTACGTAATTCTTTAACAGAACCTAATCCGCGACTTGAAATACCCAAGGTAATTCCAGCTTTAAATAGTTCTTTAAGAATCCTGCCTGATGGTGTTTCTAAGATTTGTACCGCGCCACATAAATCATCGCCTTTCCACCAAATTTTAAGCACATTGTGTGAAACGTTATTTAAATTGACTACTGACGATTCTGGATGATCTAATTCACCTAATGCTCTATGTTGATCTATATATTCTTGTTGATACCGTTTGCATTCTCTGTCTAAAATTGCTCTAGGATATATTCTGCCGTTTTGATTTTTTGCGCCTGCTCTTTGTAAAACACCTTGTACAACAACACCGCCTGGTACTCCATATGATGCCCCTGATGATTCTGATATTGAACCAATTGGCTTAAACGGCATATATTCTAATATTAGTTGT